CTCCAACCGCTTACCTAAGGCGGCACACCCTCTCTTTCAGAGGGGGCAGACCAGAGTGCTACTTCGTAGCACTCCGCCAATGGTACTTCTCGCTCACGAGAAGCTTTGATCCGACATTATCTGAACACTGACCCTCTGGGTCAGGGTTTAGGAATGTGGGATTTCTCAGTTTGCGACCAAAATACGCAATGTGTTCGTCGCCGTCGGGGTACTTAATACCCTGCGGCAATGTAATAGCACTGCGTACTCGGACGCGGTCGACCGTTTCATTCGGCCAGATAAAGTTCTCTTTTATGAAGTACTCATCGTACTCCACTAAGGGACCAATGCCTGGACAGAATTTGGCGAATCGACGACGGCAGTCGTCAAGCACGACTCTAGCAGCTGCCCCGAACTCCTCACGGAGATCAAGGCGAATGCCAGCGCGTATAAGACGATTGTGAAGGCGCACGTAATCATGAGGTCTCGAGCAGACATCTTTCTGATAACAGGGAGTAACCTCCCTGCCATCAAAATAATGCTTGCCGCAAGACTCGTAAAAACGGCTACCAGCAGAAAATGACTTTGATTCATTGATGACAAAACCTCCCCACGCTAGGACTTCCAGCGTGCGTTGGTAGTCATCCTGATGAACCACAAGGTCATCCCCGTAAACTGAGAACACGCCGGCTTCGCCAGCACTGCTGATCAGAGCGTAGAAGATGAGCGACTCAAGTTCGAAAGTGTAGGCATTGCCCATACTCGAGAACTTTGAGAGTGCAAATCTCCTGCCCCCATAGACAGTGAAGCGAGCTCTAACATCGTTCAACAACTCCCACCACTCACGTGGTAAGAGAAGTTTCACGAGGTTGGCGCAAAGCGTATCACTCGCCATACTCAAGTCCAAGGTTGCTAGACCCCAAGCTTGAGCGTGACGAGCGAGATCTTGATTGATCGTCTGGTCATCAAGATCAACGCCGACATGCTTCAGCCGCACACGGATGTAACGGCCGATCCCCTGTTGAACATAACTGTTCAACGTGGGCTCGGCCGCGATCGGACGGTGCGTCTTAACAGTCTTTGGAACCATCACCATACGGTTTGCCGACACGATCTTTAAATCGCGAAGGGGACCGACGAGCGATCCCAGGTAGTCGTCTCCCTTAAGGACTCGACATACCCAGGGTATCGCATCGAAAGTGATGGATGGTCTGCGGGATTTCTCGGCATGCGTGGCGCCTCGACGCAAGTCAAAGGTCGCCCCATTGCCGAACCGGCACAGCTCAGCGATGCGTTCAACATTCACAGGGCCGAGGATCCTAGCTATTTTACGCTGAGCATCGGAAATGATGCTCGGCGCGATGGAGTAGCAACCCATCGAAGCTTCGGTCTCTAGCCTCCTGTTAGTGTTGAAGCACAACTTCTCGGCTTTCAGCCAAGAGGAAAGTGCATTTTTCGTGGGATTTACATTTTTGTGCTTAAAACCCTTCCACTTACGTAGAAGGGACACAAAGGCATAGTCCCTCTTGAACGAACTTTCACAGCTGTACGCATTCGGGTCGATTTCCAGGTTGGCATAAGCCAAACCGGTTATCTTCCCTATGCTGGGGCTGAGTCGCTCGTACAGAACGTCCGAAACGGTACGTTCGGTGACGCCCACAAGGCGCTGTACTTCCTGATGCATGAGGTTAACCTTTCCTACGAAATGTAGGTCAGGTTCTCAACGGCAGCCAAGATCTGGCTGTCGGCGAGAAGAGCCGCATGCATCTTCCGCAGATCCTTACGGTTCTGCAGGGAGGCGCGCTCGGGCATCACCATGTCCGTGATGGAGCGCAGCACGTAGGACACGGTGGGCGCCGGCGCAATGCCGGAGACCGTCGCGTTCGACACCACTTCAAGAATGGGCTCATGGAGCCCAATCTTGTAGCGGTTGCTGCGCCCCTCGGAGTTCTGGCGGGCGACAGCGACGGCCGGCTTGGTAACTTCGACCGAGATCCGCCAATTGCCAATGGCATTGGCGGCGCTCTGGTCTTCGAACCAAAACACGCCGTTGTTGTCGCGCCCCACAGGGGTGAAGGTGTGGTTCACAGGGGTCGCCTGTGCGTCCGCTAGGACGATGTTGCTGGCCATATGCTGGTCAACTCCTTTTAGTAGGCACGTATCAAAGATGTTCGTACCCACGTTCCCAAACAGGGACATCCTGTTTGGGTTGGTAATTCCTGCTCTGCGCTTGAACGGCTCTATTGAGCCGAGGCGAGATCTTTGCAGGATTACCGCCACTGCTAAGCATCGTCCCCAAAAGGGACGCTGCCGATAGCAGCCGAGACGAACCCAGCGACGCCTTGATGGAGGGCAATCGAGGTGCTGGGTAAGTATTCAAGGTGCTCCGACCGATGTAGATCGAGTATATCTCACCGCGGATGACTCCGTCGTAAGTATATCCCGATCCACTACCTTTCAGAACCTCTTGAAGTTGGAGACGGCCGGTCGCGAGGTGAGTTTTATACCCACCTCGAAACCTATTCGCGTAGAGCAGACTAGTTTCTAAGTTACGGAGGTAACCTCCGATGTCAAGGAACCAGTCTACAACAAACGAATAAGGGACCAACTCCCACGCGATACTCACGGGATTCAGTGAGCTGAACCGTGTTGCATCCCAATCACGTTGCTCCAGGTCGAGGCCGTAGGTAACGGAAGTCTTAAAGACCCCGCCAACTATTGGCACCGCCCGGTAACCTTGACTGGTATTTATCGCCGCCGTTTTCGGCAGGTCAAAAACGCTGTGTCGCGCGCGGAACCGTTCCGTGCGATTCATCACATGACGGACCATCTCGTCAGCCACACCAAATACGGAGGATACTAACGGCTTTAGGCCGTAGACGTATTCCAACCACATTTGGCTAGCTAACTTGATGACACCGTATCTCCGCGTGAACGTTCGCGTGTAATCCTCCACCTTTTGGGTGTAGTTAAACATGCGACGTAGTTGGCGAGCTTGAGCGATATCGACAGACAGATCGAGAGATCCGCGCGTCTTTTCGTTAAGCTCGTCCAGTGCCTTCGACTCAATATACCCCCAATCACTCAGGGGTTGATACGGGTCGAGACCGGCGGCGGAGAGTGCGATATAATCGCCCCAGGCCCTCTCGCTATGCGTGCTGTACTGCAACGATACATCTCTTTCG